GGTGCGCTATCGGCCAAAGCCGGGATTGATTTATAGTAGATCAATTCGCTGGTGTAGTCAGCATTTGGCGTTGGGTAGAGATCAAACGTGCCATCGACAAAGCTAAAGAATTTTGGTTTGCCAGCCGCATCATTGCTGTCCCGGCGCATATCCGAAATGGCCGCATTGCTGGTCATTTCAATCGGATTAGAATTAGCACCTGTTGTTCGGAATCGAATGTTTTCGATCCAGCCAGCCGGGGTGACAAAATACTGAGCATTGAGCGTAGCAGTTGCCCTAGATTCCATTTCATAGTGTCGGATGGACCTGTTAAATTCTGCCTCTGCCAACTCAATGAAAGTCGGTATAACAGACGTAAGATCCGACCTGTTTAAAAAGTCGGCTATCGTCGTTTTTAGCGTTGTGAAGGTAAAGGCCATTTAAAAGCCCTCAATCACAAGTTTGCTGTAATCGCCGCTCAGTAATTTCTTCTTTGCATAAGCCGCAAATTCTGGCGTACCAGGCGTCGATCCGCACTCAATTGACCACTGCCTTGCAACAGTGCCAGGGATCGTTCCAGCGTACCGTGCGCGCCGATTACTGCTTAATTCGGCCAACATATCGCGCTGCTGCTTTGCAGCGTCTAGGACAGGCTGTACGTCCTCTGTGTGAACGATATGAACCTTNCCGTCTTGTTCTTTGATCATGCTACACCCCAAGAAAAAGTGAGCGCCCAGTTGCCTGGACGCTCAATGTTTTTAAGCCGCTTTAACGTCTGCGACGATGCCGTGCGCATCCTCTGTATCGACTTGCAGGCCGTAGTGGCAGCTAATCAATTTTCTGGTTGCGTGGCCTGTCACTGCAAGATCTGTCTGCTTTGTTTCTTGTAAGTAACAAACACGCGCATAGCTTGGGTCAAGCACTAGCACATCTCTTCCCCGGCTAAGTCTGCTAGGAACGACGGTTATTTCACCAAAGTCAGTGGTCAAAATATCCACGGCGCCAACCAAGCGCTTATCGTCAGCTTCCTTGTAGCGTGTGGAGTTACCAGTGAAAGTGCTAGAAATCTTCTGCTTTATAGCAGAACCGACTAGCGCCAAGCTTGGATCCGCACCGCTATCCCAGCACTGCTTTACAACATCGTTGAGCATAGCTTCAGTAATAATGCGAAGTGTTCCATCAGTACGCGCAGCGTTGACATAGCCGCTTGTTCCTGACCCAGATGTTGTGCCGTCAGCGCCGCCAGTTCCAGCGCTTACGTTAGTGCGCAAGAATGCAGGCAGACCAGCCGTTGCTCTAGCCGTGCCAGATGAACCAAGGTTAGCAGCAGTATTTCCGCATAACATTGATTCCATATCGCGGCCAAGCTCACGCAGCTTGAGTGCAATCTGTTCTGACATTGTTTGAGCGTCAGCCGCGCCATTAACAGCTTCTGCTGTTGTGGACACTTCTACGACCTTGTCTGAGATCTGAATCACGTTCTGCTGTCGAACAGGCAAAGTTGCTGCATCGTTAGCTGGCGCTGCTTCACCTTCCGCAACCCTATTTGAAGCGTTGACCGCTGCAAGCTGCGTTACCGGCCATTCAAAAAGCGTATTTGATACGTTTTTTGTACCGATTGCAGACATCATTGGTCGATCAAAGGGTGATATTGAAATTAGCGCATCCTGGAGATCTTCCCGGATGGTAGTTACGTCGAATGTTTCGACGGTATTAGTATTAACAGCCATTGGATTTTTCCTATCTAGTCATAATCCAGCGCGCCGCATCTTGCGTACTTCCGCTGGATTTCATTGCTTGCCGCGCTGCATCTACTTTCTTTGCACTGCTGCTGACTGCTGACCGCTTTGCCCCTGGTTTGATCGCTCCGCGCTTTACTTCCTTTTTGGACGTAAAGTTGCCTTGCGCTCTCAATTTTGCCAAGTCGTGTAAGGCTTCGACCATTCTTGGATCCGATTCTGCTTTAAGTTCAGCTTCTGAAAATCCGCGCTTGCGGCCTTCATCCATCATTCGCTCAATTGCTTTCGGCGCCTGTTCTGGGTCTTTCAGTTCCGGGATCCGCTCCAAAACAATGTGCGTTTGCTCTTGCACGTACTGATTTTGTTGCTGGATTTTTTCCTGTTCCTGACGTTGAGCTAAAGCGAATTGCTCTTGCTGCAACTGTTGCCTCTCCGACATAGCTAGTCGGTAATCATCCATCGCTTCCAGGTATCCAATTGGGTCTGTATCGCGAAGAGATCGTTCTGGCATTATGGGGTCTGAGGTTGTCAGTTTCGCTGCGTACTGCTGAATAGCTTCTGCATAACGCTGTTCCATATTTTGAGCTTGTTCAAATTGAGCTTGCATCGACTTTCGTTGATCAGCCAATTCGCGCATTTGCTCCTGGATGTAAGCCTGACCACTGTATCCACGTTTCAATTCATCCGGGGTGACCTGGCGCTCTTCACCGTTGACTTTAACAGTGACTAAATCAGGTTCCGCTTCAATTGTCGCTTCCGCTTCGTCGTATTCTTCATCCGTATCAGTTTCAGCTTGCGCCTCTACTTGTTCCTCTTCGGCCACAACTTCTTCGTCGGAAGTCTCTTCTTGAGTTGCTTCCTGTTGCGGTTCAGTCTGTAAAATTAAATGCTCCGCTACTGATCTGTGATCAGTTGGATCCATTTCGCTAGTCGTGTCTGCCACGGTGCTAGTTCCGTTTTTTGGTCTTTCTTTCGAAAATCTTTGCTTCAGTCAGGACATCGTTCATCCGACCAATCAGATCCTCAATTGCGCGAACTTGCAGTCGCGCCTCTGCTACTTTGTCCAGCGTTNNNGCCGGGTCCAAAAATACGTTGATCTGATCTTGCTTCACTTGGTCGATCAGACCGTTAAAAACATCGTCATCTAGTATNGCGCGTACACGCGCAGCCCTAACCAGAATATCCATTCATCNCTCTTGGCTTGTCCTGTTCTGCCTTCAGCCCAGCGACATCAATTGCCGTTCCATATTTGCCCAAAATTTCCGCAACTTTTACAGCCAAATCTTGGACCATTCCATCACGCGCCCGATCATCAGCCATCATCATTTCTTGCTGGCGCATCTGCGTATTCACTTGCATTTTCTGAGCTTCAAGCTGCATTTTCATTTGGTCAGATTGACCCTTCTGCTGCGCTTTCATTTGCTCTACTTGCATCAGCATTTGGGTCGGATCTGTTTGCTGCGCTGCTTGTTGCTGCGCCTGCTGCGCTTGCTGCTGCTGCATCGCTTGCTCTTGTTCCATTGTTAGGGGCTGGAAGTAGCGATCAGCATTGCGCACTCCAGACGCCGCTAAAACGTCTGCCAAAGTATTTCTAAACTGAGTTAAGGTAACCAGTGGGTTGCCCTGGCCAAATTGCGTCAGGATCTGCTGTTGGATTTGCATCGTCTGCATCAGCGCTTGCTGGCGTTCATCTTCGCGCCCGGTTCCAAGGCCAACATTGCAAGTCATGTCCATATCTGAGTGAAACGATCTTGGATCTATAGGAACAAATTGGTTGTTCAGACGCATCATTGTCTGCTTGTCTTGGTGAGCGATCACCAGGCTCAATAGGAGCTTGAACAACTGCTTCATTCCACCTTCAGCCAGGTTTCTAGCCATAGTTTCGATCTGCATTGCAGCGGCCTGCATTTGCCCCTGCACGGCTATTGCAGTGGTGCTTTGCAAGCTATCGTGATGTAGCTGGCTGTCGGATTTTACCCCGGTTTTAGTTTCAACCAATTGGTCCATATACTGCAATGCACTCAGAGTTTGGCCGGCCACAAAGGGGATAGATACAGGGTGTACAGCAGCGCTTGGCTGACCCCTCACCCTGATAACGGCGCCCACTTCATTGTTTAATACATCGTCAATATTTGCATCTTGTGAATTGACCGCCAACCGGGGCGAATTGGTCATGGCCACGTTATCAAGAATACCACGCAAAATTGAGGTTGACGCATCAGCGTCATCCTTGATTAAATCGCAGATGCTGCGCCCAAAAAAAGTGTGTGGCTCCGGGTCAATCTCAAATGCAGCAAACGGTATGTGATCTGTCGGTTGGTAATCCAGCATCTTGTACTGACCGCCGCCCAGGGTAAATCTATGCAAGGTAGGGATTCCAGTGCCTGCCTGATCAACGCGCATATAACATTCAGTAATTTGAATTAGTTTCATGCTTGGATCAACCGCATCTTCGTCATTATCAGATGTGGAATAGCCGCGCCTAGCTGATCGTTCTATTTCGCGTGAATCGTCGCCGTCCGACATTCCAGACAGATCTGATACTTCATCAAAATCATATCCCATCGCAACTAGATCGCCCACGCGCATTTCAGTGCGGTGACCAACTACATAAAAATCTTCAAGCGATCTGGCGTCACGATTAATAAAAAACTCTTCAGAAGGTACGCTTTCAATCTTAATTTCGCCCTTGCGCGTTTTTCGTGCAAACCGGGCGTCAATTATCGGCGTTTCGACTTCCATACCTTCTGGAGAAAGTTCAGCAACCATTTCCACTTCTTGACTAAGTAGCTCCAGATCGCTTTGACTTTCAAGAAAATCAAAAGCCTGCTGATCCAGCCCAGTATAATCGTGGATAGTTTGTTCATCAATATCTTCATAGTATGCCTTTAAAATACCAACTTTTTTTACCAGCGCATCGTGGAAAGCATCGCTTAACAAATTAAAGCTGCCATTCTTTTCAAAGATATAATTTACATACTGGGTCGCGGTTTCGCTCATGCCTACATCGTCTGAATTTCTAGGCACAAATTCCACTGACTTATCAGTTGATGCAAACACACGCTGCAAGCTGGGCTTGATAGCTCTAATCGTATCACGCACCTTTGTGCTTACCACACTAGAGCGCCCTTCTTCTGATCCTATCTCACAAAAGCCGTCGAAATATTTTTGAGATAAAACCCTAGAGGGGCTGATCTCTGAATCGATGAAGTCAATTGCATCCTTAACGGCGTGTGACACCAGGTTCTGCAATTCATCGTCAGTCATTTCAGTTAGTTCGGCCACAAGTATCTCCAGCAATTAGGCCAGAAATAACATTAACTTTGGCAGGTTTCACTGTTTGGCGATTTTCAGCGGTTTTCGAAAAAGTCAAAATAATAAAAAAACATTGATTTTTAAAAAAAAGT